ATCCGAACTGGGCGGCCACGTCCTGTTGCCTGAAGCGTTCTACAGCAGATACGTTGCCGACGAGTGGCGCAAGAAGGGCAAGCGTCGTGAGTTCTGGATTGTAGGCGACGAGTACACAACCGCTGAAAAAGAGTTCCGCGTTATCTGGCACCTCATCGACAGTTTGGGGATGCCTATGGATCACCCCGGCAGCTATTACAATCCCGAGGGTGGTTCGATGCACATCAAGCTTTGGGGTGGCGCGTTCCAGGTCCACGCTCAATCTGCTAAGTATCCCGACCACCTCGTTGGTGAAGCTCTCTGCGGAGTGCTTATGGTTGAGGCAGCCAAGACGAAAATGTCGATCTGGCAGAAGTACATCCGACCGATGCTCAACGACTACAAGGGTTGGTCCCTACATACGTCAACTCCTGAGGGCAAGAACCACTTCTACGACAAATACGAAATGGGGCAAGACCCTTACAATACCGAGTGGGAGAGCTGGCGGATGCCGGCGTGGCGTAACCCGTATGTGTATACCACGCCGACAAAAGATGAAGACGTCAAGTTCATGCTACAGCAACTTGAAGACCATCCTAATCTGAGCGCCGCTCAGATTGTAGCAGTGGAAGGACTGCAGATAGATGGAGAAATTGTCGACCTAGCAGACGACCTCAGTTTGGAACTGTTTAAGCAAGAGATTGCGGCTGACTTCACCGAGTTTGTAGGCCAGGTATTCAAGGACTACGATGAGGAATATCATGTTGGCAGTCTTACTTACAACCCAGACTGGCAGACGTTCGCCGCTGTGGATTATGGCTTTACCAATCCCAACGTTTGGCTTCTCATTCAAGTTGGACCTTGGGGTGAAATCAATGTTCTTGATGAGGTTTACGAGTATGGCCTTACCGCAGACCAATTCGCTGAAGAGATTATCCGGCGTGGACTCAACCCGCCAGGACTCCGGTTATTCTATCCAGATCCTGCAGACCCGATGTCATCCAGAACACTACAGGACAAGTTGAGAGTCCAATCTGCCGGAGGCACTGGCGGGGAATTGAACATTCGTCTCAATCTGATCCGTCAGGCGTTGCGTAAGGGCAGACTCGATTATCAGGCAACGGGATTGTCTGACAATAACGCAGATATCTGGCGTCCCCAGCTCATGTTTGATCGAAAGTGTAGCCGTACTCGTGGGGATATGATGGCGTATCGTTACCCTGAGCAAAAGGAAGATGGCGAAACATCCGTTCCACGAATGGAATTGCCTATGAAGAAGGATGATCACGGTCCTGAGGCGTTGGGCAGATTCATGATGGGATTCTTTGGGGCCGGCAGTTTGCTTGGGTCGGGTGGATCCAAAGTGCGCCGAGCCAATATGGGTCGCCACGTTCGCTCACGAGACGTCTCTCAGCACTACCAGAAGCCAATACCCGCCATGCGGCCGACCGGAACTGGTTACCCAGATTGGCGTGAGTGGCTAAGCAGAGGTGAACGCTAATGCCAATGGATCAGAAGCAGTACAATTCCGCGATTGACTACATCACCGACGATGCGAAGTTCTCCAAGACCATCGGCAATATGACCAACAACGATGACAAAGTCAGATTGAAGGCATACGAGCTATATGAGGACTTCTACTACAATCGCCCAGAGCATATTCGCGTTGTGTTACGTGGCGAGGATGACGACAGTGTCGAGATATACATCCCCAGCGCCAAGAAATGTATAGAAGCTGTAAACAGATTCCTGGGCGTTGACTTCAACTACTTTGTTGATCCTGATATTGGTAGCGCCACTGACCAAGCTGCGGTCGATACGGCACTTACGAGCCTGTTCAAGAATGAGAAGGTGCTAAGCAAGTTCAACCAGATGAAGCGTCACATGCTGGTAAAGGGTGACGCGTGCTTCCACGTAATTGGAATGCCTGGCGAACGTGCGGGTAAGCGAGTCAAAATACAAGAGCTCAAGCCAGAGCATTTCTTTCCGATTGAAGACCTGGTCACCGGGTATTGTATGGGGTGTCATATTGTCGACATCATCCGCAATCCGCGTAATTCGCCAAAGACGCAGAGGGCCACCGACGAGTTTGTAGTCCGTCGCCAGACGTACCGCAAGCTGGTCGACGACACCACCGGGCTTGCTACTGGCCGCGTCAGTTCCGAGCTAAGTCTGTGGGAGATTGGTCGATGGGACGACCGTACTCCGATCACGGACAGGGACAAGCGGATCATCGAAGTTGTAACTGAAGAGTTCATCCTGCCACCGGAGATTGTGGATCTGCCGGTATACCACTGGAAGAATGCTCCGCCAACTGGTAGCACTTTCGGGATGAGCGAATGTGCCGGCGTTGAAAGCATAATCACCGCTATCAACCAGGCAATGACCGACGAGGATTTGACCCTCATTACGCAGGGTCTTGGAGTGTACTGGACCGACGCCTCACCGCCTGTTGATGAATTTGGAAACGAGACTGAGTGGGAGATTGGTCCAGGCAGCGTAGTCCAGATTAGCCCTGGCGGTCAGTTCAGCCGGGTGTCTGGCATCACTACAGTTTCGCCGTACCTTGAGCACGTCAAATCGATGGACGAGAACATGCAACAGGCCATGGGTGTGCCTGATATCGCCATCGGGATGGTCGACGTGTCGACGGCTGAATCTGGAATCGCTCTCAGTTTGAAACTGGGGCCGTTGCTAGCAAAGAACGCTGAGAAAGAACTTCTGATGGTCGACGAGACTGATGAGTTCTTGTTCGACTTGGTGCATGGATTCCTGCCTGCGTATGAGAAGACCAATTTCGGCGATGTTCAGGTTACCACTCAATTTGGTGACCCGATGCCGGTTAACCAGAAGGATGAGCTCCAGAAGGTGCTCGACATCTGGACGCAAGCCGCTGGCGCGCTACCAGTTTCGTGGCTGTATGACCAGCTCAACAATATCATGGGTTACGACCTAGATGTTAATTCCGATTTTGCGGATGCCATCGATGACGCTACGCAAATGGCCGGCTCTGCGGCAGGTCCGATGCCTATGGGCGGTGGTCCTAACGCTGGCGCGTTCGGCGACCAACTTGATGCCGAGCTAGGTGGAGCCGGTGGAGGGCTCAACGGCAACCAATATGACTTCGCAAACGCTGGAGGTGGTTATTGATGCCAAAAGGTAAGCGTGGCAAGCACAAGCCGTTCAAGTCAAAAGCACAAGCGAGACTGTTCTTTGCCAACCCCAAATTGCGTCGGTACGCAAAGGACAAAGCGCACGCAACTGGTATGCATAGCGCCATAACCAAAAAGCTTGGCTACTCGCCAGCTTACAAGAAGCTACCGCGTAGGAAGAATGCGGTCAAAGGCCGCAGGGGATTGTGATGTCTGAACTGGATGTGAAGCTGGTTTCCCCCTCAACAATTACGCGTGATGATCAGATCTACCTCCAGTACCTTGCCGAGATAGCAAGACCTTTGGAGACCTGCGGCGTCATCCATCGTGATGGTCGAATTGTAGAGTACAATAACACATTCGACGGTGACCGCAAACTCGGATTTGATATGGAGATTGATATCCACGACGACAGTATCGTGGCGATCTGGCATTCGCACCCTGGCGGGCTATCAAGACCAAGCCAAGATGACTTGCCTTGTATCAAACTGCTGCTCGAGCACGGGTTCCACTTTCACCACGTCATTGTGACACCAATAGTTGTGGTCGAATTTGAGGCGGTGCTCTTTGACCTCACCGCGTAAGGAACAGCCGAGCCGCGCAAACTGGTTGCTGCGGTATTTGGGTGTCCAACAGACATATGACAAAGCCATAGCAGACGCCTTAGAGCTGGCGGCGATAGACGCAGAAGAGGCATTCGACAAATTGGGGACGGTGAAGATTGGCGAACGTACCAGGCGATACCAGATCAATTTGGTTCGGAAAGAACTGCGTTCGCTCATCAGAGACTTGTTCCAGGACTTTGTCCCGATTATCGGTAGAGGCCAGCAAGACGCGGCAGAAGCAGCTGAGAAAGCTGCTCTCGCAGAAGATGCGAAAGTGTTAGCGGCCCTGTTCCCCGACCCCAATTTGCGGAAGGCTTTTGAGGCGTCCTTTAAGGCGACCGCTCGTCAAGGGATTCAGGCTATGGTGAACCGGGTTATCGGGGTGTCTCCGACTTACCCGCTCAGTCGGCGTGTCTACCGGGCTGGCGCTTTGGCGTCAGGGCAATTAGATCGACAGGTGAACTCGCACTTGGCACGTGGATCGGCCGCACGCGATATTGCGGCTGACGTACGCAAATCCATATCACCGAAAGTGGCCGGCGGTGTCAGTTACGCTGCGATGCGACTTGCGCGTACTGAAATCAATAACGCTTTCCACGCTCAGTCTATCGGCACTATGGAAGATAAGCCGTGGGTCGAAAGTGTTCGGTGGAACCTAAGCCGAGTACACAAGGACGACCCTGGTGACCTATGTGAAGAGTATTCTGACATAGGCACTTTCGATAAAACGGACGTGCCGCTAAAGCCCCACCCGCAGTGTATGTGCTATATCACGCCGGAGTTATCCAGCTTCGCTGACTTTGCTGCGGGTCTCCAATCTGGCGTGTACGACGAGTATTATCACAGGAAATACAAGGCCGCATAAATGGAGCGACCGGGAATTTGAGAGAGTAGGATACCGATTATGGCCCAGAGTCTTAACGAGACTGACTTTCTGGATGCGTTACTTCACGGCAAACTGCGCGTATTTGGTGGCGAGGTTGATGGTGACGATGCGGGTGGTGACGCCGGCCAAAGTGACGACAAGTCGGGTGATTCGGGATCAGATCAGTCTGATGCTGGCGGCGACAATTCGGGTGATGGTGGGGATTCCGGTGAGGATCCAATCAAGGACCTTGAAGCCAAATTGGACGCAGAAAAGAAACTGCGAATCAAGCTTCAACGTGACCTCGACAAGAACCAGCAGGAGAAGGACAAAGCGAATCAGGACGTTGCTGCCGAACGTGACGACATAAAGGGCAAGTACGACAAGCTCAAGACGTTCGTCGAAACTGGTTACCTCGACACTGCCATCATGAAGGACAAGAAGTATGACTGGCACGATGTGGAGGCAGTACGCGCATTCATCGACAAGAACAATATCCGACTCGACATCGAAACTGGTGAGGTCGAGGGATTGGATATGGAACTCAAGCGAATCGCCAAAGAGAAACCATACCTCTTGGTACCAAAGCAGAATCAAGAGGATCAGGGCGGAAGTGGAGCAGGCTCTGGACCGCCCAGCGGGTCACATCCTTTTGGCGGTTCTACTCGTCAGCGCGAAACTGACAAGCAGAAAATTGGAAGCAAATACAAGATACCTGGATTTGGTCCAGGATCCACCGTCCGGCCACTGTAAGTCATTGGCGCAGAAAGGAACATGAGGACATGGCCCGTTACGACAAATACGACCCGATTGCGAATGGGTTCAGGGCAGATCCTGCCGTGGACTGGCCCGATGCGGATCTGGGCAAGATTTTTGGAGTCGGTCTCGATACGGCCGGCAAACTGGTGAAGGGTGCTGGTAATACCGGCATCGTTGGCGTATGCGTGGTTACGCAGAAGCCAGGCCGCGTTGGTCCCCTGAAGGAAGTGTCTCGCGTCGATGTGATGACGCAAGGATGTGTCACCGACTTTGGTCCGTCTGATGCCGGTAAGGTGCCGGGCGTCGACTTTGGTCTTGCTGGTACCAAGTACTACAGCGATGCCAACGGTGTGATCACGTCGACTGGCGGAGCCGGCACGTACTATGTCGGACATACGGTTGAACCTGACCGTCTTGAAGTCAACGTGAAGGCTGGACTCCCAGCGTAACGCTGCCCCAACAAAATGGAAAGGACCAAAATGGCGCTGAAGTTCCGTATCTGGGGCGGTGAGGGCAACCGTTCCGGTTATATGACCGAGGGTGATATTCTCACCCACACTATCGACGGTGTCGACTTGAATCTGCTTTGGGCAGAGTTCATCGACGCGAACACGATCTACAACGAGCACAAACAGGGAATGGTGGGATTGCTTACCTACCCGGTGCTCTCGGACATCGAACTTGTCCCTCAGATTGGCGACTTCAACTTTGAGGAAGCCACTGAGTTCGGTATCCCTCGTGGAGCAAATACGAACATCAGTTACTACCAGCTCGCATATGCCTACAAGGACTACGATCTCAAACTGGGCTATACCTGGAAGTTCCTGCGGGACTCCCCGGCGCAGCAAGTTGAGGCAGTTCATACCAAGGCGATCCAGGCTGACCAGGCTCTGGTGTTCCGCAAGACGATGGAAGCGCTGTTCGACAATCGTTCGCGTACAACCATCATCAACTCCCTCCAGTACAACGTCTACCCGCTGGCGAACAACGATGGCTGGGTACCACCCAGTTACAAGGGTGTCGCTTTCGACGGTACGCATAACCACTACCTCGTCAGCGGCAACGCGATCATCGATCCAGGCGACTTTGAGAACTCGGTCAACCACCTCACCGAACATGGGTATGGTTGGGACACCGGCACTCAGATCGTTGCGTTCGCCAATCGTGCGGAAGTCAACGAAATGCGAAAGTGGCGGTTTGGCGTTGCGAGCCAATCTGTGGTCGCCAACTTCGACTTCGTGCCGGCGCTCGGCCAACCTGCGTTGCTCATCGGCAATGCGGAAGGTCTGCTCGGTGGTCAGGCTCCGTCAACTTGGAACGGCTTGCGTGTAAGTGGTTCCTACATGGACGTGATCGTCGTTGAAGAGCCGTTGATGCCTCCTGGCTACGTGCTGTTCCTGAGCACGGGCGGTGTTGGTACTGACGAGAACATCGTCGGTGTTCGCGAGCACTCCTCAGCCGCGTGGCGCGGTCTGAAACTGTTGCCGGGCAACCAGCAGCGGTATCCGCTGATCGATGGGTACTACGTCCACGGATTTGGTACTGGCGTTCGGCGCAGGACCGGAGCTGTGATCCTTCAAGTCAAGGCCAGCGGTAACTACGCTGCGCCAGCTGCCTACACTCTTACAGGAGCTACACGATGAGTCGTCAGATTGACTTTGAGAAGCCACTCTCGGATGAGGACAAGGAGTGGCTTCACGAAATGTCCTTGGACTGGCGGGTGGAAGAGAACAACCGCAGATTCGACAAGGAATACCAGGAATCTGAGGGGTTCAAGCCAGATCCCGAAGTGAACAATGCTGCCAACGTCCCAAGGCTGCCGGCCAATTTCGCGACAGACCAGTTTGCTACCGGGCCAGTTTATCCGGTAGTGGAGCCGGTCAACGCACCGGCATCCGAGTCTGTTGAGGAAGTTGACGTTGAGGAACTCACCGTCGATGAACTCAGGGATGAGTTGCGCGGATTGGGTGAGTCAACGTCAGGTACCAAAGCCGAGCTACAGAAGAGATTGACCAAGGCTTTGGGGTGATTGGTGTCTGAATTCAAGTTCGACTCAATTGAGCTGGAGCGCAATCTCGAATTGCTGCCCGAGCAAGTTGAGAAGACCATTACGCTAACTGTCGACTATGCCGCCAACTACGGTGAAGGTCGGATGCGTCTGCGAGCACCGTGGACCGACGACACGACGAATGCGCGTACTGGATTGTTTACAGCCACCAAGCATCGCAATCTCGGCGTCAAGACCCAGCATAAGATTCTCCTCAGCCATAGCGTTCCGTATGGAATTTGGTTGGAGCTCAAGAGCAAAGCGAAGGGTGGGCGACCAATCATTATCCCCACTCTCGTGCCCGTGGGCAAGGATTTGATGAAGGCTCTGGAGGGTTTGCTCAATCATCCTGACCAGCCTCCACCTAACGTGTTCCCCAAAATGTCGGCGCATCCTGGTTCGCAGCGTACCAAAACCGCTAAGCGAGGCAGCGTGCGGACGCGCAGGAAGGGCAGAGCGAGGGGTGGCCGGCGTGTCTAGGGCTGTGGTGTACGACTCCATTCTGAATGACCCGTTGTTACAAGCGATGGGGTTTGATGCTGATAGCATCCTCGTCAATTACGACGGTGAGCAGCGCCCCAACGACAAGATGTTCCTGGTCCTCCGCTGGGAGGGCCACGACATCACTTTGCGTGGGGATGATACCCAGACTGCCCGTGGTACAAGAGAATTGGTTATCTGGGTACACATGTACCGTGAGTTCTCCACCGACTTTGTTCGCATTGATGATGTAGTTGAGATCCTTGACCGCATTTTGCTCGACATTGTAGACAAGCCTGGCGGTGATGGGCACTCTATCACTTTGATCGAAGTCAACCAGCATTCTCGTGATCTCAGGGATGATGGCTACCAAACAATTTGTCGATCCGCCAGTTACAGAGTGCTCAGCCGAGTAACAGCATCATAGGAAGGTTATGAAAATGGCAGAAACGGCTGCGAAGGCTACCGCTCCCAAGACCGATACCAAAGCTGAAGCTCCAGTTGAGGTTGAGTCTCCTACACCAGAAGGCTCATTGCCTCCAGGTTCGCGTCGCAGGCGTGTGGAGAAGAAGCGTCGTGAAGGTCCATTCGTCAAATACGTTGGCGCAGCATCAGAACGGACTATCACGCCGGCAGATTGGAAGTCGTTGACGATTGATCCGGGCAAGGCTCCGCATACCTGGAACACCAAAAACGACTTCCTGATTGAAGATGGAGGCTTCTCAGACGAGCAACTTGACTACCTGCTGATTGACGATTTGCAGCCAGCTGGTGGCCATAGCTTCCTGGAAGTGGACTACGACTCAGATGGCAATCTGGTTCAGGTAACTGACTGATCGTGGCCATGCCGGATGTTGTGTACGATGATAACGCGCCTGTGGAATTGCGTTGTTGCGGCACACTTCACGGCGTCATCAAAGTACACCACGGCATTCGATGTCTTGAATCGAAGTGCCACCAATTTCGTTGCACCAAAGGCAGGGCCGTAGCTGTGTTCCACTACTACAGCCTGGAGACCGGTGAGCTAGTGGACACTGTCACCTATCAGGATCCAGGAAGGAAGTTCCGCAATGGCTAACATGCCAAATGCCCTGCCTTACGGCATTCGCCAAATCATGCTCACTCCGTACACCGACGCACAGGGAACTGTGCTCGCCAATACCAGCTACCCGCTGCCTGTCGCTATGACTCTGGGCTTCTCAGAGACAGAGCAATATGACGAGCTACGAGGCGACGATGTCCTCGTGGCGGTCCACGGTCGTGGCCCGCAAGTTGACTGGTCGCTTGAAGCTGGCGGCCTGCCAATCAAGGCGTGGTCGATCGTGTCCGGTGCGGTCGTGCTTGAGGAAGGTGTAACGCCTAACCGCAAGACCAGGCTGCGCAAGTCCGGCAACGACATTCGTCCGTACTTCCGCATCGATGGTCGTATCATTTCCGACAGCGGCGGCAGCGTAAATGCCCGTATCTACCGGGCAAAAGCGAACGGTCGCGTCCAAGGTGATCACCGTGGTGGCGCGTTCCAGACCAGCGCAATCGACGGCGTGGGCCTCCCAATGGTTCACGACTCGGCACGTTGGTTGTATGAGATCATCCAAAGTGAGACCGACAGCCCGTTGTCGGCTACGCCGGAACAGAACCCTGTTCCAATTCCGATGGGCCTGATGCCCGGTGTAGTCGCTGCTACCACTGTCGAGCTGAACTGGGATGAGGTGCCCGGCGCAACTGAGTACCACCTTGAGAAGTCGATTGATGCCGGCGTTACCTTCACCCCGGGCACGCCCGCCACGGTAACTGGCCCGACGACGACAGTCTCTCAAACTGGCCTCACGACCGCCACGCAGTACCAGTTCCGTGTCGCCGCAAAGGTTGGCGGAGTTGTAGGTGACTTCTCCATTCCGGTGAACGTATTGACCCTGTAAGAGAGTCAAACAGTCAGAGTCCGTAGGAGGCCGAAAATGACTGATGTTGGATTAGGTAGCGCGCAACCCCGACGTGCGGGACCGCCACGCATTCCACAACCACCTGTGGAAGATGAGGGTGGTCGCCATCGTCACGCTACCGGTGACGAGCCGAATGTAGCTCCTGAGCCCATTCACGTGGCGGATACCCTTCCAAAAAAGCCCGCAAATCCGTATGCCCCGACAGGTTGGCAGACCAAGAAGCGTATCGAGTTTGATTTGGAACTGCCTAGCGGGCAGTTCTGTCGGCTGATGCGCTTGGAACGTGAGGATCTGTTCCGGCTCAATCTGATGGAGTACCTCGACACCTTCACGCCCATGCTGATGGGCGACATGACGGATGAAGAGCGCGAAGTGAAGATGAAGGAAGCAATGTCGGAGAAGCCAGAGGCTTTGATGAGTATGCTTGAGGCCATCGATCAGATTGTGATGGCCGCCACAATCAAACCTCGTGTTACCGATGATGAGAAATTGGTTGAGCTTGGGACAGAACGGGATTGGAATAATCCCGACTTTGTCGCTACCATCCCGATTGACAACATACCGATGATGGAAAGGATGTACATTTTCGGTGCTGTCTTCGGCAAGAGTATGGATGACTTGAAAAGTCTTTGGGACCAAACGGAGGGCTTGGGAGGCCTGGCAAGTGAGCCAGTCCTACCACAAACAACCCAGTGAAATTTACGGAGTGGCCGGCGCAGCAGGATTCTGCTTTGATAGAGGGATATTTCTATTTGCTAGGTATGTAGAAGGCGAAATGTCTGAAGCTGAAGAGCGTGGAAGCACTCCCATGTTCGCACGATCAAATAGGCAGCGAGCATTCGCACGTTGTATGGGCGACGACATGTTGAAGTCTACAGCCGGATTCGCAAACCCATTCGCAACTGGGGTCGTAGACCGCAAAGTGGGCCCAGACGGCGAGGCAATCCCAGACCGTGTTCTGAAGCGCAGAGTGAAGAAGCGCGAAGATGATGATCAAGACGAGATACTGTGGTCTGAAGGTGGTGTAACGGCCAATGCCTGATTACAATCTCGGCAGAGCACATGGCGAGATTATCATCACCGCAGATACGCGCCAAGCTGAGCGTGCGCGCGAATCTGTTGAAGACCTGCGGGATGAAACTGATCGACTATCCACTTCCACTCAGAACCTGTCTCGGATTGAGCAGGAGCGTAATCGCAGGTCGCAGGAAGCTGTAGCTGCTTCCAATAGACGCAAACAGGCTGAGCAGGAATACCGCCGTGTCATGGCGGACACAAACTCGACAATGGAAGACCAGATCCGTGTTGATACGGAACGGCGCAGATCCATTGGCGAACACCTCCAAGCCTCAAAGCGACTACAGGAAGCAGAGCGAGCACTTCAAGCCGAGATACACGGAAACACCGATGCTGTCGACAAGTTCACCAGAACATTAGACCGACACAACGTAACCCTCGACAAGTCAACCAGACACCTCAAAGACTACCATCGGGTTGCTAACGACATCAGCGGATCTGTCGACAAGATGAGCAGTTCCATGAACAAGTTTCTTGGTATCATGGCCAAAGGCTCTGCGTTCGGCGCTGGCGGGTTAGCTGCGGGTGGCCTCTTGGGATTGCTCGGTGGTGGTGGTATTCAAGGCATATTGGGGACTGCCGCAGCGGTCGTCGAATTGTCTGGCGCTTTGCTTTTGCTACCAGCAGCCGTTGGTAGCGTCGTCACCGTATTTGGTGCTCTGACGTTAGCGACTCAAGGTGTAGGTGACGCACTAGGTAACATTGAGGACCCTGAGAAGTTTACTGAGTCCCTCAAGAAGATGGCGCCAGCTGCCCAAGAGGTATTGCGTACGCTCCAGTCATTTTCAAGCTCATTTCGCGGCGCCCAGATGGTGGTTCAGCAGGGCCTGTTTGAACCGATCATAAACGATATCAAGCCGTTGGTTCTCAATCTGCTACCGCTGT